CGTGCACATAGACCGACACATTTGGCTGTGACTGAATGAAGCCCACGACTGCGTATGAGTCTATGAATCCTATGAACGCATCAGAATATATGTATCCCAGGTCGAAGGTGTTCAGTCCTACGTGGGGCATGGACTTTTGACCGCCAAGCTGTGTCTCGAGAAACTCATATGCTGAAGACTGAGAAAATACCCACGAGATGCGAGCATTTCGCCCGCCTATCATGAAGCTTCCCTGTGTATACTCTGTGAATGAGCCAGAAAACTGGACTTCTACGGTCTGACCGCCTACTTCAATGTATGCTCTGAACCTGTTTTGTGCCGAGTCATAGAACACGGTCACATCTTCACAGTTCTGGCTGGTGGAAATCTGATGCACATAGTAGGACGTGCCCCATTTCACGACCATGAGACAGTTCCACACGACCGCCCACTTGGTGGAGTCATAGAAATAGGAGTCAGAATATCTGCGAAGGTTTTGGTTGAACTGGCGAAGGTCGGCCTGGATGGTGGCTACGGGAGAGCCAGGCGTGAAATTCATATCCATCAGGTAGACTTTCACTGTCGACGCTGTAGCAGAGCTCGTGTCCTTTTTCACCCATAGCCAGACCATGTAGTCGAAATTCCCAGAGGACGACTGAACACCCAGCGGAATCACGGTGGAAAGGTCGCAGAGCATCGCATTGGTGATGTTCAGGGCGTAGTCAGACGTGAACAGCTTCTCTTTCATGGTCGTGTAGCTCGGAGAATCGGTGAAGTCGGCACGGAACTTCCGCACGGTGTAGAATCCTGCCAGTGCACCTGTGACAGTGTAGTAGATTTCATCCGTCAGGATGTAGACATACGGAGTGCCTGACTCTACACGGAAACCCAGTATCTTCACCTGGATTGGTGCAGAAGACTGCGAGAAATACACATAGCGAGACGGCTTGGTATAGCCCGCAGATGGAGAATACTGTGGGATGGTGAACGCCTGGTATGTTTTTGTGGACTTCTGATAGCGAATCAGAACGTTTTGGTGTGCTATGAAGACATAGTCGCCATATGTGGCCATCGAAACGCCAGAGTATCCAGAAACAGGAATCTCGGGAATGGTGTCGTAGATGTTCAGGTAGACATAGTTCGTCGCACCAGGAAGCAGGATGTCCTGACGAGAAGTTCCAAAAACACGGGAAAACAGAAGGTTTATATCGAAAAATCCCGTCCGACCAGCGGTTGCGTCGGCTGGGATGATTTCTTTTCGGAAAAATGCGTCGACAAAATAGAAGTCCTGCGTTCGCTCGTATCTGCCAGTGAAATAGTACGTCGAAATGAGCGTGTTCTGGTCGTCGTAGACCTGTATGGAAGCATTCACGCCGTTTTGCATGAGAAATGTTTCTATGCTTCCATCAGGGTCTGCGATACGGATGGAAAACTCCTCTGAAACTTCCTGGTTTTCAGAAAGCTGAGAAACCAGGAAAAGGATATCATCCTTCTGAACTACATCAGAAATATCACCATAGCTTACGAGAACGACTTTCATTTCTCACGCTCCCGCAAGGCTTGAAAATACCATTCTTTTAGCACGCTTGGACATCTGCACCAAAACGCGGGCGTAGGTGTCAGGATTCGCATTTCGCACCTCGACATATACCACTGGCTGTGGAAATTTCGATTCTGGTATGATATACTCTCTTTCTTTTTCGCCCACGAGCGCAAGCGTAGGCCTGTCGACTACTCCACCCGATTGAAAAGCGGGAATAGGCCCTACGGGAAGACCAATAGCAGAAGAGACTGCGCGGTAGATGAGCTGAAATACGACAGCTTTCGCGACCGCTATGGCCAGCTCTTCCACTGCCTGCTTCAGAACTTCTACCAGGTCTTTCCCTGCTCTCACGCCCTCCCATACAGAATCCACGAAGTCATAGATGTATCCTGCTATGATTTGTGCCTGTTCTCTCATCTGGCGGAGTTTCTCGGAAGCTATGTCCTGCAGGTATTTCCCAGCATTTTGGAGAGAGGACTCTATGCCCGCGAAAAGCGACGCCATCTCTTTCACAGCGTTCGATGAGTCTCGGAGTGCTACCTGGTTTCTCTGTGCCAGATAGTACGCTTTCATATCGCTCTGAACTATAGACTTGTAGCTGGACTGTATCTGTGCGCCTATATCGGCCATTTCGCGCATGTTCTCTTTCAGTCTGTTTGTGAGCCCTTCCAGTGTTTTCGCAGATGCTCCAGTATTCTGAAAACTGCTTCCGATTTGTAATGAATAGTGCAAGATTTCACTGAATCCATTCTGTATCTCGTCGATTGCGGATTTTATGCCGCCTGTAATTGCCTTCCACACTGACACAAAGAGATGTTTCAATAGCATAATAATCATATTCAGTCCAGCAGCCACTTTCTCCACGACAAAACCGACGACACCAAAGACATATGAGAGAAGGTTTAGCGCAGGCGATACGGCTTGAATAGTCTTGGCGAGCTCATTGAGGGCGTATTGGAATCCTGTAGAGCTCAGGACTGTCCTTCCAATTTCCTCTTTCACGTTTTCTATGACGATTTGAAACCGCTCGTATGCACCAGCGCCTGATTCCATGTACTCATTCACGAAGTCGAAGCGCTTCCCCAGTTCATTGAGCACGTACGAAAGCCCTTCAGATTTCACCTTCGACTCATCCAGAATGATACCTGCACGCCTAAGCCCCTGCGTAAAACCTTCGCCACCTTTCACAATCTGCGCCATAGCAGTCTGAAGGTCCACACCAAGTGCGAGCGAATATGCCTTCGTAACCTGAAGAAGCTTCTCTACCTGGCTTCCCTGAACTCCCATCGAAAGCGCGAGTGCAGTGAGTCGTTCGAGTTCCTCATCATCGACACCAAGCTTCATGGAGAGCGCCTGAAGATACTGCCTGACGGCTTCTATCTGCTCTTTTGTAGCGCCCGTAAGATTTCTGAGAGTGACTTCAAACTGAACATCAGACTGGATGGCTTCTTTCCCCGCCTGGATGTACTCGTTCAGCACACCTGCAAATTCTTTCCCGATTTGGATTGCAGCGTTTGCGGCCGTAATAAACGATGCGAACTTGATACTGGCCGCAGTTTTTGATATTGATTGAAGCTGGCCTTCTACAGTTCTGAGGCCAGCAGTGACCTTGTCTTTGAATTCCAGGATTAGCTCAGCCTTGGCCACGTCTCATTTCCTCCGCTTGATATTCACGCACCATGTTTTCAGCCACCATCACAGCTTCCACAAGCCACCCAGCCAGTCCTTCGAGCTTCTGGGCGTCATACTTCCACGCATTCCATACCCTCAGAGCCAGTCTCATATCATCATCCGCAGCCTGAATAGGACATTCATAGCCATCCTCACCAGACACGTAGAAAACTTCGCCGACTGGTGAGCATTTGGGACATCTGTGCCCGCGAATGATGGCATTCACAAACCTTCTGTATCTGTCCCACCAGTCGTTTCCCTCGTGCCGAAAAAAAGCTTGTTTTTCTCCAGGGCTTCCTGAATATACCTTCCGATTTCTTCAGGTGAAAGCTCGGAAAGTATCTTCTCCATCTGTGCGTCTGAGAGCTTCCGTATCACTATGCCTGCTTTCCTCACTTCCTCCAGTGGCTCTCCTTCGATTTCAAGCGTGCGTGCGAGAATTTCGATGCCTACGAGCGCAGTATTCCCATCAGCACCCCACTGCGAAATGATGTCGAGAAGTGCAGCACGCTCCAGATATGAAAGCTCGCGAATTTTCAGCTTCATATACCCCCCAATCAGTTCGAAGCGAATGTGAGTGTCAGACCAGCAGCCACAAAATCGAGGTCGGTGTAGAGAATGTTTCCGACTTCACCAATCTTTCTCTCTGAAACTTTTGGACTCGTGAATGTGAACTGGAGCGTGTTCGAACTCCCATTCCCAGTGAAAGTGATGCCCGTCGATGTGAGAGCATCACCAACATATTTGGCTGCGATGGCATCAGAAAGTCCCTTCACTGAGCCTGAAATCTTCAGCGTAGTCGGAACTATCTGAGAAATCACATACTGGCTGGTCAGGTCTTTTATGAGATGCCTTTCTGCCTCAATTTTCACGCTGAACTCCTCAAAATACGATGCGAATTCGCCTGAAACTGAAGATGCCTTCACCAGAATGAGCGATGTGAAGACTGGAGATGGAGAAAGTGTTGTGGCAGAGTATGTTTCAGACCTGAAAAGCCCAAGCCCTTCCACCTTCAGCCTCATTGGTTCGCCTGGCTTTCCCGTGAACTCTGCGGATGTGATACGGCATCCAGAAGCTACGATTTCATACGTGCCAGACTGAACCTTCAGCGCGAATGACCCAGAAGAGTCAGCCACCGAGAGCGACGGCATCGTGCCTGCGAAAAGACCTGACTTCAGAATGGTATCTATGCTGGACATCACAGAGCCTGAAGAAGTATCTTTCCACACCCTGATGGGCATTTCCCACGAGAATTTCACCGTCCGCGTGGTTTCCATTGGCACTGCTTCGTCGATTGGCTTCGTGGTGTCGTATGGAATCCAGACTTTTTCACTTTCCACGCTGATAGACACAGTGTCCGAGTAGACAGGTATCCAGTTTGTGGCTGAAATGGTGGAATATGTAGTATCATTGTAGGCCCCTTCGGCCTTCACATACACATTGAAGAGCTTTTTGATTGCCATTTTCTACCTCCTATAGTTCATTCCCAAAAAACGTCACAGAAAGAAGGAGCGCCATAGCGTAGTATGGCTCTCCCTCTTCTTTTTCTCTGTTTTCTACACCTTCTACTGATACAACCACATCTCCACCCAGAATGGTGGGGGAGATGTTCTGAAGAATGGTATTGATTTTTGAGACGCAGTTTGAGTATGTTTTTTCCACGAAAACAAGCTCAAAATGAGCGGTGAACTTGTACTGGTTTGGATAAGCTGAGTCCTCGATTTCAGCCCTCGAGAAAAATATGGCCACCTGGCCCACATCTATGGGTGTGGTCGGCTCTACTACGGCCAGGTAGCCACGGCTCTGAAGAAAGTTCTGAAATCCCGCCAAGATAGTTTCAATCATTTCAACACCCGCCTGAGTGTACAGACGTATATTCCATACTGGTTCTGAACATTCACGACCTCATAGACGTACTGGCTATCATCCTGAAGTTCTATCACATCACCCTTCACTGGCACATACTCGTTTCCATTCACATACAGCATGCAGGACTCGGCCTGAATGGCTACGTCCCAGAATGTGATGATTTCACCTTCCTGAATGAAGATGCCTTTTTTCCATGTGGTTTCGCCCACTTTCCTGTACGGTGTAGTGATAGAATCCTTGAAGAAGACATCCACGTTCTGGAAGTCGCTACCCCACTTCGCCATTTTCAGCCTCTTCTATTTCCTCAAACGCCGTGAACTTCACAACATCGTCGATTTGGTCCCAGATGTCTGGCTCAATTTCGACAACCTGGCCAGGCTCAAAATATCGGCCAAGCACAATGACTGAAACCTTCACACGCACCTTAATCGGCTTTCTTTCTCTTTTCATTCTTTTTCTCCTCTGGCTTCTCTTCCTTCACTTCTTCCACCACTGGGTCGAGCATCTCGGGAAGATGGCGCAGTATCTCGTATGCTGGGTCGTCTTCTGTGATGATGTCGCCAGTCCAGAACCACTTCTCCAGGTTCATGATGTAGAATGGCCTACGGACCCTGAATTTCTTCATGGCGTCCCCCTATGTGAAAAAAGGGGGGAGGGAATGCCCTCCCCCGACTCAATCATCAGGATGTTTTCAGTGTGAGAATGTGCCAGGCAGTCGGAACGAGAACTGCGGAGTCGAACTCGACGTAGGCTTCTACACGGATGGATGGACCGCCAGCATATGGGTTCACGATGACATCGATGGCGCCCCAGTATGCCATGAGAATGGTGGATGGGTCACCGAGCGCTATGGTGTTGTTTGGCATGCCAGCATGGACAAGAACGGGAATGCCGTCGATGGTGTTGGCCTGGTCGATGATGTAGACGGGGTATCCAGTCTGTCTGACGGTCGCTTTCAGCGTGCTGAAGAGTGCAGGCGGCATGATGAACATCGGATTTTCGACTTTTCCGAGGACGTTCTGATACATAGTGGCTATATCAGAATATGCCCAGGTATTCACTGCAGCAGTTTGGGATGTGTTCACACCGAACCCAGTCCCGAGCGAGAAGGACACGAGACCGAGAGGCTGGCTGGATGCATGACCAGAACCCTGGAGTACTGCCTTCTCAATGCCCGCAGTGATGGTGTTTCCGAGAATCTGCCTCAGATACTTCTCGATGTCAGGCGTGCTCTGTTTTAGTATGGACCTGTAGACTGTGGTCCAGACAGAAGCGGTGTTTGGCATGAGCTCGTAGCCTTTTATGGCGGTATCAGAGGCAGTAGGAGAAGTATTTCCCCATGTCACAGTTGGATATGCACCCATCACGCCGACAGTAGCAGTCCCCTGAAGCCCTCTGATGACGGTTGCGCCAGCGTTCTCGAGGCTTCCCTGGATGGGATACTCGCCCACAAGACCAGTGAACTGTGTGAGTTTCAGGCCAGAGTAGTCAGATGCACGAGTGAATACATCGAACGGGACATAGACACCTTTCGCTCTTCTGCCGAGTTTGTGTTCGAGCTCCTGGGCGACTTCACCCTCATACCCGTCCAGTGCCCTGTTCTCCATCAGGGCGGTGATGACCCTGTGGAGGCTATACTCCCTTTCCACAGGAACATTCACGGTATTTGCATTTATGATTTTTTCTGGCATTTCCTTTTCCCTCCTTTCTTCGATGACTTCGATGGTTTTTTCTGCCTGTTTTTCTTTTTCATCACTCATACCTACCTCCTTCTGCCTTCCCACACCGACCGTGATGTCGGCGGGGATGGATACGAATGAAAATTCGAGCGTTCTCCACCTGGTCACCTGAATGACGGGGAGACCATTCCTCTCACCTATTTTCTTATATTCGAGTATCTCATAGCCAATCGATGTGTGCCTGAGAATGCCCTCCTCTATGAGTGTTTTCCACGGCTCTGCTGTTTTCGAGAGCCTGTAGGTCACATAGAGTTTTCCATCTCTGATTTCATAGCCCTCAGAAATGCCGATGATTTTGTCGCGGTCATGGTTCACGAGTACTGCTATTCCGTTTTTCAGGTAGTCATCCACTATGGCGTCGCGTGAATGCGAGAGCACCTCATAGTATCCAAACCGCTCGACTGCCGCTTCGGAAGATACGGACACCACGAAGCGGTCATCACTGCGGACTTCCTGGATTTCTGCGTCTCTGTAGGAGACACGAGGGAACTCGAAGGTTCTTTCTTCTTTCTTCTCGGCCTGCTTTTCTTCAGAGTTCGCATCGATTTGGTCCAGGAGTTTCGATGCAGCAGCATACACGTTGTCATAGCCTTGTTGAGCTGCTCTCTGCTTTGCTGCTATGACACCACGCCTGAATACGGTCACGGTGTCGCCCTTTAATTTCGCCACTGGGAACTTGTATGTGTCTTTTGCTTCTTCATTTCCCTCATTGTCATACGCCAGGTGGACATTCACGAACGTATCCCAGCCCTTCTCCTCTATGAGGCGGTTTTCATCATCCGCCCCAAAAGACCAGGAGCTCTCCAGGTCCACCTGACCGCGGGAAATGAGGTTCGATATGTACTCGACGCTTTTTTGTCTCACGACTACAGCCATACTCACCTCCTATTCATAGCCAAACGGCAGGATTACACCTGCCTGTTTCATTTTCTCTTTTTCCTGTTTCAGCTCCTGTATATGCTCGTCTATGTCTTTTCCTTGTTGCGCTAGAACTTCTGTGAAACTCTTAAGTCCGAGATTGAGTAGCTTCACCAATGCTTCTGCGTCCTTCAGCGGGTCTACCCAGTCCCACGTACGACCATACCATCTGGGAATGACATTCTGTCTGTCGAAAGCGCCTGCAAGAAGGCGGGACTGGTACCACCGCCAGAACAGTGGGTTCAGGAATTGCTCCTGAAAAATTCTCTGCATAGTCCTGTAGTACTCACGCTCCTCGAGAAGTCCCACCCTGGCTGAACTGTAGTTCACGCTCTCGAGGTCGTTCGCCAGTGATACATACGAGACACCCAGGGCAGAAGCCACAGAACGGAGAATGGCTTTCTGAAATTCAGAAAATGACGTGTTGGGGTGCTTGGGGTCGAAAAACTCGACTTCTACTCCAGGCGGAAGATTATAGAGTTCACCTGGCCTCACTTCATCTATGAGCTCTCCGCCACTTTCCTGTGCCGCCACTATATCTGGCACTGTCCGTTTGAAGAAGCCCATCTTCGCAGCTGCAATTCTGGCTGCTACAAGCTCGGCTTCCTCATAGCCCTCGAGGTGATGAAGCTGAATCATAGCGGATGCTATTCTCGGATAGCCTCGTATCTGCTCGGGAAACTCGAGAATGCGAAAATGAATGACACGGTCGGCAGGTATGATGGATTCTCTTCCATCAG